CTAACTTTCTATCCTCGGACAATACGTTTGCTGCTGGAGAGAGACAGAAACCAATAAATAGTAAAAAACTAAATGAATGGTTACAGAAGGATATCTCTGAGTTTTGCACCACAGATGATATGCTTCGAGGTTACAAACGCAATCAGATGTTGGTTGATTTTGACTATATACCTACCGACATTCAGCAAAAGATAGTTTCTACATTTGATGAGTTGAAACCTGCAAGTAAAGAAACTATGTTAAACTACTTTATGGCAAAGGGCCTTAAAGTTATGATTGAGTCCATACAGGATTTTTAAGGAAAGAAAATGAGTAATAAGAACATATATGAAGTGTTTAATGAGTTTAAGGAAGCAAAGACAAAGAAGGATCGTATTGATGTCCTTCGTAACAATGATACCTTTGCACTGAGAAATGTTTTGGTTGGAACACTCCATCCAAATATAGAGTTTGTCTTTAATAAGGATAATCTACCTGAATGGAAGAGAGTTGACGTTCCGCCTGGCATGGCATACAACCATATGACCGAAGCATTAGGTAAGATGTATCTCTTTATGAAAAACAATGCCCGAGCACCAGTAGGTCTGACCGACAAACGCAGAGTGGAGTTATTCATTCAGTTGTTGGAAGGTCTTGAACCTCTTGAGGCCGATGTTTATGTTAATATTATATTGAAAGATCAGAAAATTCCATATCTAACCCTGGCACTTGTCAATGAAGCGTTCCCGGAACTTCAACTACCACAATCGTAAAGTTCTAAAAGGACTAAAGTATGATAATGTTGTGTATAGGCCTACCCGTGAGAGTGCTTGGGAATGGTTCAACATTCTTAACGAGCAAATCTTCGGTAACAAACTCACACCTGTTGACGATATAACCATATCAAACCATAAAGGTGATGATGTGTATGCCTATTACTATTACTATACAAAGAATGATCCTAAACACGGTCAAACGAGTATAAGTCTATTGAGAAAGTTTAAGGATGAAAAGTTTTTTGTGGAAATATTGGTACACGAAATGATACATCATTTTCAGCATTTACATAATGAACCATCCGGACACGGACCTACGTTTCTGGCATGGCGTGAAAAACTCAAACTTAGAGGACTAACACTGTATAAGGTGGCATGACATGAAAACATTAAACTCAAACCTCAAGACAACCAAAAACAACAAAGTAATGTGGGACGATGAAGAACTGGTAGACCAGAGAGATTATCGTCTCAATGGTAAAAAGTTAGATCGGAAACGACCGGTTCAGAACTGGACTAAAGCATGGTCGGAACATCTAGAGGACTTTGATGAAGTGGACGATTTTTACGAACACTGATTGTAAACGATTGTAGACAAAATAATGCTTGACATTCCTTTTCCCGAGTGTATAATGGTGCATACTGAAACCTTGGGAAAAGGAATAGATCATGTCTTATGCTATCCTAGAAAACGCGGTTAATGATGCTGTCTCTAATATTCCTGACATTTGGAAAAATTCGGTTTTTAAAGTATTGGCCCATGCACATTCCGATTATAGAGGAAAATTTGGCGAAAAGTTGTTAAATGATCTTTTGAAAAAAAGTGGTTTCAAAATAAGATGGGATGAAGATAAAAATACCAATGCTTCGGATGGTATATACGATCTTTTTGTTAATGGGTATCGGGTAGAAGTTAAAACTTCTTTCGAGAATAAAAATGGCGGATTTCAACACGAAAATATCTACAAAGAACGTGTTTGGGATAAATTGGCTCTTATCGATATTGAACCATTTACAATTTTTATTACCATTTTAAATTTTGATGATATGACCTTTAATATTCCTCATCCAGTTTTTAATAGAACACCTTGCCTTCGTGACAATCATAAATCGGGATGTAAGTTCGATTTAGGTAAATCAAATTTAAAGAATGGAGTCAAAGCAGGAATTACATATCGCTGGGATATAAAAGATGAAAAAGGGCTGCGTAAGTTTTTGACAGAAAAATTCTCCTGAGGTGTATATGAAAAACATATACGATCTATTCCTGGAATTATCCAAAAAGTATCCCGTCAAATATATTGCCGACAAACTCGACCTCAATAAAGGAACCGTCCAACGATGGTTTGAGGCCGAGTTTGTTCCGCCGCAATACTATTTTGATCTATGCAGAATTGATGGTCGTGAAATCGATTATTCAACCTTTTCGGAAAGAGAGAAGGATCAATTCTTCACGTCCAAATCTTCTGCTGAGTATTGCTATAGTAAAGCGGTTGAAGTTCTTGAGTCAAAAGGTATAGATTTATCAGAATACCATTTCATTGAACCATCCGCTGGTGATGGCAGTTTCTATAATCTACTTCCACATGATAGAAGAACTGGTGTTGATATAGAACCTAAATGCGATGGTGTAGAACAAGGAAACTTCTTAGATTGGCGTCCTAAAACACAAAAGAATATCATTGTAGGTAATCCTCCTTTTGGTATGAGAGGACACTTGGCACTAAAGTTTATAAACCATGCTGCCGAGTTTTCTGATTTTGTTTGTTTTGTCCTTCCTCAATTGTTTGGTAGTGATGGTAAAGGAACATGCAAATCCAGAGTTAAAGGGATGAACCTTATCTATAGTGAGAATATCGACACAGACTTTTACTATCCTAGCGGTAAGTCTGCAAAGGTGCATGTTGTCTTCCAGATATGGTCTAAGTTACATACCTCAACTGAGGTTAAACCTGATCTTAAAAGGTTTATAAAATTGTATTCTTTATCAGATGGCGGCACTCCTGGTACCACAAGAAATAAGAAGTTCCACTATGCCTGCGACTATTACTTATTGAGTACCTGTTTTGGTGATGATAAGATGGTTATCTATAGAAACTTTGATGATCTTCCTGGTAAAAAAGGATATGGCATCAAGATATTATCAAGAGAAGAAGAAATAAGGTCAATCATTGAGAATATAGATTGGAAACTGGCAGCGTTCAAATCAACAAATGGTGCCCTTAATATTAGGTTTGATCTTATAGAAAAGCAAATAAACGAAAGATTGACATAAATCAATTCCTAGGTGCGACATCCTGTCACAGGCGTTTACATACCTTTTTTGTTGCCTTTTCCTTCCTTGTCCTTTATCCTTTCCGACATGATGAAAAGAGACATATGTAAACGGATCTGGACTGCGACAACCTGTCACAGTTGTTTACAAACCTTTTCGCTTGCCTCTACCGTTTCGTTGTGCTAGGATTACCGTATGATAAAAACACAAAAGCGGAAATCTCGGTCTGATCGTAAACACCTGATATACTCCTTGTCTGTAAACGGTCAAGAATATATCGGTGTGACCTATGTCGAACGGTCTGCCGTTAAAAAATCCCTAACCAGAAGGTGGCAGAAACATGTCCGACGGGCCCTTACAGAAAACAAAAACTGGAAGCTCTGTATTGCTATACGCAAATATGGTGCTGACTCCTTTGACGTTACTGTATTGGACGTGGTACGTGGTAAGTCCGCTGCTCATACCTTAGAACGTGAATTAATTCGTAATCGTAAACCTAAACTTAACACGGATGTAAGATAATGAACCATCGTTTTGCTAAGAAGTCTTTTAACCTCGATATCAATACCCTTAATGCCCTTGAAAACTGGGTTAATAAGGGTGGTGTTATTACAGTTGCTAAACCTGCTAAACGCCCTAAGAAGGGTTATACAGTAGGCAAAAAAACAAAGGTGGCATAATGATTGAACTAACCGTCTTTATTGTATCACTACTTGTTCCTATTACTCTTGCTCTTATCGCAATAACATCGTGTGAGGATTAATATGTTTAAGGATGACGAACAAATGGTACAATGCTTTGCGTTGTTTATGACCTTTGTAGGTCTTATGGTTGGTGTTTGTCTAATCGCATACTTTGGAGGTTAATATGGTTGTTTTTTATTCAGAAACGGATTTTGGTAAACGTAGAATTGATGCTATCACCTGGTTATACAATGCTATTCTACCAGTTGATATCTCATATTGGGCAGTTCCTGGTACTTTGGAGGATTAATCATGGCTAAAGTTAAGACTTTCAATCTGTCGGTATATTTTGTTGATAGCACGACCATAACCTTTCGTGGTATCTCACGGGTTGCTGTTGAGAGGTATAAAAAGTATTATCTCAATAAGTATATCAAGCCCGATTTTTATGTGGAGGCAAGATGAAAAAGAAACCTAATCCCGTGGCCAAGGCACTCCGCAATCCTATTTGTAAACAGCAGATTGTCAACAGCAAACGTGTTTACAAACGGAAACTGCGACATCCTGTCGCACTTGTTGACATACGATTATGATTGCCTTTACCGTTGCACTGTGCTATCCTTAGACATAATCAGAAAGGTTAGTAAACATGAAAAACTTCATTTTAGATAAATTCAATACATTATTCGCTAAACTAACTCTTGTATATCTACCCCAACCATATGCTCATTATGCTCTTATCTTTCAAACAAAAGTTAATAACTTTTTTAATCAATAGAAAGTGAGAATAAAATGACTTATATCGTTGCTTTAAAATCTTATAATGAAAGACATAACACTAGTATCTATTATGCTAAGTCAGATGAAGATAGAGTATATAAATTCTTTGAACATGAAAAAGATGCTAAATCATATCTTGATGAATTGAATGAAAAGTATAAAAATGATAAAGAATATGCTAATCATTTTTATATGTCTAAACTAGTATCTCTTAATGAAATCTAATAAAGGATATAAAATGAAACTCAATCCAATTTCTTCTAATCAAAACGTCCTTATCTTTGAGAATGGAATTAAAGTGTTCTTTTCTTATAGAACACCAGTTGCCGCTTTTCATCCTATTAAAGGATGGATCCGTACCGAACAAAAATATTCAGTAACAACCTCAAAGCATATTAATAAATGGCTTAGTGGTTTAAATGCTACTATTGTACCGCAATCTGAAATCGATAATCTTGTGGAGGGTTAATAATGTCTAGAATGTCCGATCTTGCTTTGGAAGTGGATGAGTTGGTGGTTCAGGCCATCGAGTATGGCGCACAAACCGAACAACAAGTCCAAACATATGTGAATGATCGTCTATGTATCCATATTGATATCGGTCAAATCAACCGTATTATCGGTGACTTCTATAGAGACGATTACTATAGCCAAATACAAACAATCGACTGAGGTAATAAAATGATCCGTCAATTTACCAATGCTGTTATTGAAGCTAAAGATGAAGGTGTATTGGAT